TTTGTATGAAGCAATGGCCTGGCCAGCAGGAAAAGAAACTGTTAAAGTTGTTGAACTTGTGTAAGTTACAGTTGATGCTGTAATTCTTGCACCTGTTGATTGATTAATGAATTTTACTTGAGGAATACTTACAAAGTTAGTACCTGTAATTGTAACATTGGCCGCTACACTAGGTGATTTTTGAGAAATACTTAAACTTGAAATAGTAGGCTGTGTGCCTGTTGCTGCTGTTTTTGAAAGTGGTATTGTTGTTGATTCAGATATTTTAGCGTCAGTAATAGCACCATCAGCAATTTTGGCCGACTTGATTGTGTTGTCTGCAATGTGATTGGTTGTAAGTTTGTTTAGTGCCATTTTTCATTGTTCATTAAGTTTTACTCAGGCGGATTATCTATTACTGTATTGCCTTTAGCGACCCATTCTTGTATTTCTTTGTAGTGTCGGTTTGCTTCGTCATTTGGAACAAATATAATAGTTCCATCTTGTTTAGTAACTTTAAAATTTTGAAATGAGTTATCTAATAAACTATATTTTTTTTCTACTGTATCAATCATAATTATAACTCCGAATCCATTGAAGCAGCAACAACATAACTTGGTTGAGTACCTGTAAAATGAAAATTGTCTATACCAGCTACTGTAGTAGATACATTATTACCTGTTACACCAGATAATGTTGGTGTTGCTCTTTTTTTAACTTTGTATTGTACATGACCAATAGTTGTAGCACCATTATAAGAACCACCATGAATATTGCCACCACCAAATTTTTCAAAATATCTAAAACATCTTTGTAAATTTACATCATAAGGAACATTCTCAAAATCACTAGCAGTTGTTCCAGCTTCTAATTGTACGCCTGTAATGTTGATGTAGTTAGATGTGCTATCTGCAAGGTTGACTTGACCTACTGCTCTGTTTGCTTTTACAAAATCTTCCCAAGAAGTAGCTAATGTTCCAGATTGTGAGTTGCTTCCAGCCGCAAGAAAGAAATACATTCTTAATCTACCCTCATTGTCATTAGTAAATGCTTGTGCAGTATCTCCAGCAAAAGTAATTGTTTTCTTTTCCCAAGTGTCTGCTGAATTAATTGTATAAGATTTTGAAATTTGTCTATTAGAAGCATTACTAGCATACAACCAAATAATATAAGTTCCAGTTTTATTTGATTTAACCCAAAATGACATAGTAATACTTTCTGCATTTGATGTGCCATATTTTAAGTATTGCAAGTTTTGACCTTCAATATCTTGTCTTACTATAACTAAACCATCTGCATCTAAACTAGCATCAGCAGTAGTACAATCCATTTTTAAAGATTTGGCAAAACCTTGACCAGTTGGAACATCTGTTGATTGTGATTGTGTCCATGTTCCAGCAGTTGTTATTTGTGTTCTCATTCTATCAACTGTATGGTAAGTATTACCATCAGTAATCCCACTAGCAGAAGTTCCTCTTTGAGCAATACTCATATCACCATTGATGATGATGTTTCTAAAATTAATATTGCCTGAAATATCGGCAGCCGTAACTGAACCATCAGCCACAGCCGAAGGACCATTAGCAGTAATTAAATTAGCAAAACTTCTTGTTATACTTCCCATATCTTATCCTAAACCGGTAAATACCTTACTGTTATTTCTGCTGATGAGGCAGGCGCTGTGTTAAAAGTCAATGTTGTTCCTGAAATTGTGTAATCGTCTGTAGGAACTAAACAAATACCGTTTACAAACACCAATACATCATCAACTGCTCTACCACTATTTATAGTGATTGTGGTTGTTGAACCATCACCTGTAAATGTTCCTTTAGAATAACTTAAAGTAGTGGCAATGTTTGATTTTTGAATTTTCTTTATTGTACTTGTAGATACATCATAGATAACTAATTCATCATTATCAGCCGCTTGTTCAGCTAATTCTGTTTTACCTGTAATATCTAGTGATGTGTCTAAGTTAGATTTTTGAATCTTTTTAACATCACCTGCTGAAGTGTCGTAAATTAAAATTAAGTCATCATTTGCAACACTTGTTAATTCTGTTTGACTTGTAAATGCGGCCGTTCCTAGCATTGCAACATCTAACGCAACACCTAAGAAGATTACAAAGACTGTATCTCCTGTTGTAGGAGCGGCGGAGAATACGATTTGACTGCCTCCGTTAGCAATGTTGTATGCAACTTCTGGTTCCTGAGGAACACCTGCAACGGACACAAAGATAGAAGAAGACGAACCTACTGTATAATTTAAAGTAAAGGTCGTAGTCGAGCTATCAGCCGTTAAAGACTGTTTCTCGTAAGCGCCGTATTGGGGTTGTCTTCCTAAATATGCCATTTATTAATATCCTGTTAATGCCGTTATTTCTGCTTCAGTTAATCCTAAATCTATTAATTTTTGTTTACCTGTGTCAGCAGCTGATAACACACTATCTAATCTTGTAGCCTCTGCCATAATATCTGATTTAGAGATTGGTGTTGTTTCGTTTTCCCAAGTTATATTATCAATATCCTCAACAACATTGTTATTATCATTAAAAGAAACAGGAATACTACATTTAGCATTACTGTTTAAACTTAATATTGCTTTCATATATCTACTTGCCATCTTATGTATCTCCTAATCTTTGAAAGTATGCTGTAACTCCTCTATTATCGCCGTAAAAGGTCAGACTAGAATTTGTAAAATACCACCCAAAATTTACTCTATGTGTAGAGGTATCTGTTATGTCTAATACAACTTGAGTATAACAAGAAGCGTGAGTATTGGATCCTTGAGCAGTGTGTTCTATATAACCATTTCCTTGTGCTACTGCACCAAAAGAACTACCACTATTAGTTGAGTGTCTTATATAATTAACAAACTGTCTATGGTCTTCTCCATCATCATATACATTCATAATAAAAGTTATTAAATAATAACCTGTTGAAGGAAAAGTAAAGGCACCACTAGATTGCGTCATTTGTGCTGAACCACTTAATCCACTATAAAAACTAGGACTTGTAAATGTTCCAGAAGATGTAGATGTTGATGAACTGTTTGGTATTATCGTCCACAATTCAGCTAAACTTATACCGTTTCCTGTTGTTGCTAATCCTGATACTGTAGCTGAAGAAGCATTTAATGTCGCTCCACTAGCAACAGATAAAGTAGCCCCACTAGGAACTGTAATCGTATCACCTGAAGCGCCAACAGTAATTGTGTTAGAACTTTCGCTGATAATATTAGCGCCTGATTGGTTTTGAATTGTATCTACTTTAATTATACTTGACATTTAAATATTTATCCTATGTTTATTCATCAGCTGGCAAAGGTGTATTTCCTTCATTTAACCATTCCAGATATTCTTGGTAATCTGTGTTATCGTTTACAAAAGGAATACATAATCCGGAACCATCATCATTTATTTTAAAAACACAAACAACTTCGTCAGTTTCTCTAATTGGTTTTGTAAGTTTATAATTCATTTTTATAACTCCGCACTAAAAGTAACTCTTGTTGCTGTAGAATTGTTTGCTCTAATAATATAAGAAGCACCATTCACATTTGCAAAAGTACCTGCTGAACCTGGCCAAAAATCAAAACCTACATTTTGAGTTCCGCCAAAAGAACCTATTGAAAAATACATTGTTGATGCAGCTGAATAAGTTCCTGTAAGAGCATTGCCGCCGCCAGATAACTGAAAATCTCCAGTTTGACCAATAGTTGGTACAGTTCTCAATTTTACAGGTAAAAAGATTATGCCTCTTGCATCTGTAGTTGTAGTTACTGAACATATACCAAAATGTTCATAAGAATTATTTCCTCCCATTGAATAAAAATATCTAAAACACCTCTGTAAATTCACATCAATAGGAAGGTGCTCGAAAGGTGTCGCTGAATCTCCTACTTCTAATTGTACTCCTGTAATGTTGATATAGTTAGATGTGCTATCTCCTAAATTTACTGTTAAACCAGCAGCTCTATCAGTTGCACTTTCAGCTTCCCAAGATGTAGGAACAGAACCACTTGTATAATTTGTTCCAGCACCTAAAAACCATTCACATTCTAAACTGTTTCCATTGTCGTTTCCAAATGCACCAGTAGTATCTCCAGCAAAGGTTAAAGTTTTCTTTTCCCAAGTATCTGCTGATGAAACTGTATAAGTTTGACCAATAATTCTTGTATTATCTTTATCTCTTAAATTTACTTGATAAGTTCCAGTTTTATTTGTTTTAACCCAAAAACTTAAAGTTAAACTTTCAGCAGATGAAGTTCCTTTTTTTAAATATTGTAAATTTTGACCTTCAATTCTTTGTGATAAATGTAATTGATCTCCAGCACTAGGAGATGCTTCAGCAGTTGTACAATCGTATTTTAATGATTTTGCAAAACCTTGACCAGTTGGAACATCTGTGCTTTGAGATATTGTCCAAGTTCCAATAGTCATGCCAACATTAAACCATCTATCAGTACAATGATATGCTTGTGTATTTGCACCTGATGTTGAAGTTCCTCTTTGAGCCACCGACATATCACCATTAATCAAAATATTTCTATATGGCGGTAAAAAGTTTAAATCAGGAAGCGTAACTCTAGCGCCTGAGGTTCTACTTTCGATACTATCTACTTTTAATGTGCTCATTGCTTTTATTTATTCCTTATTCCGGTTTAGTTGGCCACACTAAGTTATTTAAACTTTCTGTTAGCGTAGCACTATCACTTGTTGAATAGTTTGTAGGCAAATCTCTAAGTGCTTGTCTATAAGTTTGCCATTCAGCCGCAACTGCACTACCTGATTCTGTAGCTCTTGTTACAACCCAATCTGTTTCTGCTAATTTTTCATCTCTAGCTCTTCTCAGATTTTCTATTGTTCTAGTAGGACTA